TAAAACAAGAAGTACCATGCTGCTATTACTAAAACTACTAGTAATACATATACTCCATAAGTAGTGAAACCAGCTACTAATGCTGCATAACCGTCTTCTCCTAGGACGTTTTTAAATCCATCAAGAATTGCTTCATACATGTTTATACACCTCCTTCTTTGTAGGTTTACAAAAAACTTGTTTCCACAGACAAATATACCACGGTTGTATCGAAACAACCTACTATGTGATATTAACTAATTTTAAAGAAAGGATGTGAATTAAATTGATTTTAGATAAACTTAATACATACGAAGCGAGGTTTATAGACGAGAATGCAGAAGCAGTTGCTATAGTAAGATCTATATTCGACGGAGTTCTACACGACTTTGAAGTAATAAATGAAGCTGCTTATGATTATAAAAAGAATGGCGATAAACCATACGAAGATTTCATTATGGAACTTAAAGATGATGTGTCTCCTAATATACTTAAAGAATTTTTATCTATGGATATATATCAAGTATGTCATATATTAAGTGCTATACATAGTAGATTGCGTGAAGCATCTAGATATGTAAATGTATATGGAACTCCTAAATATGGAGATCTAGGAAGAGATAAAGACGACATTCTGAATTCTCTTCAACATTCTCTAGTATATGGAGATGAAAATGAAGTAGGATTTAACGTAGAATCTAACTTAGCTGTATTTATATATGATAGAGATCTTGAAATATTTCCTAAAGAAGAAGTGAAAGTATACGATGTAGAAAGCTCTTGTATAGTAGCTCTAGATGTAAATGCCGCGTTTATAAGACTTCTAGCTTCTAAAGATAAGTTTGGTATAGAATTCGAAGCTCTTAAGAAAGATATAAGAATGGCTATATTCTCTAAGATTATTGCATACGGATTTAGTATGAGAGCTATAGTACATATGCTTAAAGACAAGTTTAAAGAAGGGGGATACTTCAATGATATGAATATTTATAGACTGCTTGAGCTTACTTTTGCTAGATGGGCTTATAGTACTGTAAATAACTTAACAGCGTATCAAGAATACGGAGTATCACTAGACAGTCTTATAGATTATGTAAAAGCACAAGCAGAAGTAGATATTCCAGTAAAAGGAGTAATGAACGTAGTAAATCTTGGTATGGCTAAGCTTAGAGGTAAAGAATACCTTATGAGAAGATCTATAGATAAGTATATAGAATACTGCAAAGAAAAGTATTCAAACGACTATGTAACTGTTACGCAAAATCCATATGCATCTAATATGCCTATGAGAACACATAGAAGAATAAAAGTATATAAAGACAGTAATCATAATTATGGTGAATCTTTCCCAGAAAGACTTGTGGCTGCATACGAAAGCTGGAATTATCAAGGAGATAAAGCTGCTGCTTTTAATTTCTTTGGAATAGAAGCTCTACTTAAACCTACAGATCCTAAGTTTGCAGAATTTAGACGTAAAGAAAGACAAGAAATAATGGCCAAACTTACATTTACAGAAAGAAAGCGTTATACAGATCTTGAAAATGACTTTATTATGCTTAAGGCTGCTGTTACAAATGCAAGTACGCAAGATAGTCAACATGTACTTCTTAAAAGATGCGGAATGCTTCGTGATGTAATAAATCTAGAACTAGAACGTACTAATAATGAATATCTAGCTACTCTTTTCTATGGACTTGATAGCGATATATTCAGTCTACAATCAGATCTTTCTGACAGAAATATATTCAAAGAAAGAAATACTAGATTATACGGACAGCTTAAGACTACTAATAAATGGGATTATTAGGGGGTAAACTATGTTTGCTACTGCTACTCCTATAAAGAGTAACTTACTTTCTACTCTTAATACAGATCAGACTGTAGCCTTTTTAAGACATATGCGGGATGTAGGTATAGATCTAGATCAAATAGAGCTTATAGATAAGTTTACATATAAGTCATATATAGAGCACCAGCAAGCAGTTATATTAGATGCCAAAAAGAACCACGAGTATGAAGCAGATATGAATAGTCTCGTAGATATATCTGAAGAAGAATTTAATAGCTATAAGGAAATGTTTAATGAAGTCTTTACTTCTTTCTTTGCCGAAGGTGGAGATATTGAAGAAGATAAAGGCTTCAAATTTCCATATAAAGAAATCTTCAATGGAAACTTTGCTACATTAGATAAGACAAAGCTTACAGATATGCAAAAGCAGTTATTTAATGTACAAGGTCTGTTACCAGAATGTTATGATATATATTACGATGCTGAAACGCAACAGACTATTCCTATATTCTATGACTATAGTACTGTAAACGAAAGCTTTGTAAGATTTGCTATGTCTCTAGAAGATCTTAGAGATAGAACTGGGATAAATCTTAATCCTAATCTTCCTCTAATACTATTTAATAGAAATCTTATAGGACAAGACATGCACAGTCCTAACCTGGCTCCAGAACTACAAGTGGCAGCTGCAACTGAAATGCAACAGAATATGGTATTTTACATGCGTGAATGTGCTCGTATAACAGATGGTGCTGGTAACCAAGTACCTTATGAAATGACTATAGGAACCTGGACTATATTGTGGCTTTATTGCCAATGCTTTAATACTTATAGATGTGCTCCTCGGCAAGTAGGTAAAACTACAGATATAAACTGTATCAGCGGTGGAGAATTTGCAGCTGGATCAGAGGGTACTAAAATACTAGTAGCTCACTTTAAGGCAGAAGATGCTGGTAAGAACAGAAAGATGATGATAGACTTTGCTAATATGATGCCTCCATACTTGAAGTTTCATAATATAGTAAAGAAAGTACAAAAAAATAAAGAGATGTGGGAAGTAGGTCCAGATATGACACCTTCTCCTAAATCTAAATATATAAATAATGTATACAAAAATAATCAGATTATGATTGCATCTGCTGGTACGACTGAAACTACTGCAGAACGTGTTGGACGGGGAGAGACTTTTGAATTCGGTATAAATGACGAAATCAACTTCGTTCCACATGCAATTACAATGACTACTGCAATGCAACTTGCGAATTCTACTGCCAGAATGCGTGCAGAAAAAGCAAATAAAAGATACGGACTTCATTATATGTCTACTGCTGGTAAGCTTAATACTAAGCATGGACGTGAAATGTATAACTTTATCTTTAATAAAATGTGTAGATTCGATATTAAACTATTTGAATATAACTATAAAGATCTTAAGAAATACCTAGATACAAATGGAGAAAAGAACTTCTTTAATGTTCAATATGGATATAAAGAAATGGGATTCAGTGAAGAATGGCTATCAGCTCGTATAGCACAAACTGAAAACCGTGAAGCGTTTAAGACAGAAATACTTATGGAATGGTTAGATGTTGACAGTGCTGCTCTTCTTAATCAAAAGCAAATGGGACGTATATCTCAACTTACTAAGAATCAGGCTACAGATACGTATATATTTGATAAGTATTTTAATATATTATTCTTTCCACAAATGGCTGGAGACTCGTTTAAATCTTTATTAAATAGATATAATACTATTAATATTGGAGTCGACTTAGCACACGGAACTGGGAATGACAGTACTGTATTCTTTGCTATAGATATGGAAACTGGAGAAAAACTATTTATGTTTAAGTCTAATACTATGACTTCTACAGAAGCCACTATGTTTACTAAGAGATTTATGAGACATCTTAAAGAGATAAATCCTGATCTTAATATAATACTTACTATAGAAGTAGAAGGTCCAGGACAATCTGTAATACCAGATCTTGCTAAAGACGAAGTGGTAGAACCTATGATGTTTGGTATAAAGAAACTATTTGATGGGCATGCTGCAGACGTACTTGTAAAGAGTACTACTAAAAAGCTTGATTATAAGTCTTATATAGAATATGGAGTAAGAGAACGTACTTATAGAGATTATCTATATGATAAGCTTTTATTCGAACTTGTAGATAAATACCCATATGCTTTTTCACACGAAGAAGCTCTTGTACAACTTTCTACTCTTTACAGAAAGAATAGTGGTCGTATAGATCATAAACCAGGGGCTCATGACGACATACTCATAGCTACATTACTTGCATATAGTCTTATATTCAATACAGACTTCAGAAAACAAGTAGGAGATCAGTTCAAATTCTATGTAGATATGAGCAAAATTAAGATAGTATCTATTATGCAAACTGTAAATATGTTTACAAATGAAGAGTCTTTGTTTACTAAAGACGAAGGAGAAGTTTCTTATAACCTAGTTCCTATGGTAATAAATGGTAAACAGTTTACAAATGTAGAGATA